GATCCACTAGGTATGTGGGGTTCACCAGGTGCATAAGTAGTTTTTTAGTTCTACTTAGCACTACCTCTGAAAACCCGGCTCCTCTCTGTCGGGTTTTCTTTTTTATAAGGTATAATATAAATAAATGATTAAATGGATATTAATACTAAGTTTCTTTTTATCAGGGTGTACGTATTTTATACATAATGAGTACTATCAATATATAGATAGAAGTAGAAATGCTTATGATGTAGGAACACTATTTAATGATAAAAAATCTAGTACAGAAATATTAGTACATGTATTTAAAGAAAAACCAACAAGAGTAACAGGGTTTAGTTGTGGTAATAAATTATATTCTGATTATCCATGTATGGAAGCTTTAGGTTGTATTATAATCGAGGACAAGTATGCAATATTTGATTGACATGTTTGGAGTTAGTGTTGTATGTATAGTTGCGTCTGTATTAGGGGGTTTCTGTAATTACAATGTTAAAAAAGCCAAAGGCAAAGTGCCTCGTGGCGGACATATTAATTGGCTTGTAGAGCGTAAACGTGCTCGTATAGAGTTTTTATTGTCTGTGTTTATTGCAGCTATATCAGCTGAGTTTTTTGTACCACCTATTATTAATCAGTTTGGTCTTCATATAACATTTTCTCCAGCCATAGCTTTCTTTATTGGATATAGTGGTATGAGACTTATACCTATGATGGAGCGTAAGGTATCGCAAGCTCTTGATAAATTAGGCTAAACTCATACTTTTCATTAGATTACAAATGTAACTAAAATGTATAATGTCAAAATCAGCACTGCTGAAATCTAGAAAAGAAGGAGAAACACTATGTGGACACAACCTCAAGCGACTGAAATGCGTTTTGGTTTTGAAGTAACAATGTATGTAATGAACAAGTAATTGTTTAGTTTTAACTAAGGGGCTTCGGCCCCTTTTTTATTGTGTAAAAGCACTAAATAGAGTATCATTAATTATCTGGGAACATCCAGCTTATCAGACTGCCCCAGCAGACGCATACACGACGGATAAGCTTAACTTTGTATGGAGAAAATATTATGGCTTTAACAACCTTTTCAGGCCCTATTAAGTCCTTAGCGGGCTTTATCGATTCTGGCTTTAACAGTTCAGTAGACGCAACAGCAGCATTAACAGGTGGCGCACTTACTTTAACTGTAGCAGCTCACGCTGGAAAACAACTTACTGTATCTGCCGACGGCGGTACATTCACATTACCAACAATCGTTGCTACTAATCCTGGCGACACAACAGATCCTAATCAGCAATGTAATTTTGGTATGCAGTTTCAATTTACTGTATTAGCTGATGTTACTACTGACCTTATTATTAACACAGGCGCACTAACTGACGTAATTTACGGAACAGTTAACTTCTGTGATGATGCTAATGATGCAGGCGTAGCTGGATTCTTTCACTCACCTGGTACAGCAAATGCATTAACATTTAATGGTACAACTCAAGGTGGTGATGCAGGTTCTACAATTACTATGACTTGTATTGGTGCTAACGCATGGAAACTTGAAGCAGTTTCAGTATTCCCAACAGCTTCTACTCCAGCTACACCATTCTCAACAAGAGTTTAATATAGGAGAATAGGCAATGGCTATAACAACAGATATATGGGCCGTCACTCCTAGCTATTCAGCTGAGTTATATCGAGCCGCTGCCGCTATTGGTGGTGCAGGAGATATAACACTACTTACTAATCAGCCTCTAGATAATGGGGCTGGTTATAAGATTCTATTTACTTGTGCAGGAGACGCAACTGCCGCTACATTTACTATTACTGGATATGTGGCTGGGGATTTATCTCAGTCTGTAACCACTGAAACTGTAGCTGGTGTTGATGCAACTACTGCAACTTCTACAAACTACTACTCTAAAATTACTAGCATCTCATCAGATGCAGCGGTAGCAACTAATGTAAGTATTGGTAATGCTATTGCTGATGGTATGGCTTTACCTAGAACTAGAATGAAAGGATTCTATTTTGTAGGTTCTGCAGGAGCAGGTAGTGTTACATTAACCTTAGATGGTAATGCAGCATCAGATAGAGTTTTATTAAGTATAGCTACTCCAGCTAATGTAGAGTCACAACAAATGTCTCTACCAGGCGATGGAATTTTAATTAACGGAAATGAGCCACAAACAACGTTTGGAGTAGTAACTCAAACAGCAGCTGTGACATCATTAACGGTATTCTGTGGATAAACTATGGAAGAAGAGCCCAAACCAATTAGCAATGAAGAGCGCCTCGAAGAACTGAGGCGTTGGTTTGAATCACAAGGAGACTGTGTGTAATGGCAACACCTAGAAAAAAAGGAATGGGGATCAAGACTTCGGTTAAGTCAGGCAATTTTAGAAAGACTAAATCGGGTGCGGGAATGACAAAGAAAGGCGTAGCAGCTTATCGGAAAGCAAACCCAGGTTCTAAACTTAAAACAGCAGTAACAGGGAAAGTTAAAAAAGGTTCTAAAGATGCAAAACGACGTAAGTCATTTTGTGCAAGATCGGCAGGACAAATGAAGAAGTTTCCTAAAGCTGCTAAAAATCCTAATTCTAGATTGCGACAAGCACGCAAAAGATGGAAATGTTAAAAATGGATGAATCAACGAAACACTTACTAGACGCTACGTCTATCTTTACCGCTGTGGGCACTATGCTTTCATGGCTTCCTCATATGGCTTCATTGTTTACTATTATTTGGATGGGTATCCGCATTTGGGAAACTAAAACTGTACAACGATTAGTAAGTAAAAAGCCTAAAGCTAAAGTTGCAAAGGTTGAAACAAGAAAGCCTGAAGCATCAAGTAATAGGGTTAAAAAGTAATGCCAACAGTAAGTAAAAAGCAAGAAAAGTTTATGCAAGCAGTGGCTAACAATCCAAAGTTTGCTAAAAAAGTAGGTGTTAATCAATCAGTAGGACAAGAATTTACTAAGGAGAAAAGCATGAATAATAGAACTAAACACATTATGAATGAGAAAGACGAGATTCGTCGTGTAGATAAAGAAATTCGTAAAAATGAAGGGTACAGAGCCGGTGGTATGATGAAAGACAAAGAAGGTCGTGCTATGGCTATGAATAAAAAAGGCATGACAGATTCTCAAATGAAAGATGCAGCTGGACGCGCTATGAAAAAAGGCGGTAAAGTTAAAAAGCAAGGATACAATGCTAGACTTGATGAGTCATTAGGTATGAGAAAAGGTAAGAAAAAACAATCTATGAAAGCTCGTAGAGATGAATCTAAAGGTATGAAGAAAGCTGCAGGCAAAAAAGCTTACTCAGGTAATCGTTCATCAGCTCAAGGTTCAGCATCTAAACGTGCAGATGGTATTGCTAGAAAAGGACGTACTAAAGGTAGAATGGTCTAATGGCTAATAAAACTAAAGCTAAAAAACCGGCTTTTAAGTCACACATGATGTATGATAAAAAGACAGGTAAGGGTGTAAGAGCTAATACACATGCTAAACATCTAGCTTTGAAGAAAAAAGGTTATGGACATAGGAAACCAAAAGCATGATGAAATCTAGAGGAATGGGCATAATTAGCAAAATGAAAAAAGGTGGAAGCGTAAAAGATGCTTGCTATCGTAAAGTAAAAGCAAGCTATAAAGTATTTCCTAGTGCTTACGCTTCGGGTGCTATCGCTAAATGTAGGAAAAAGAAAGGTAAAAAATAATGGCTGTACGTAAAACCAAGAAAGGACTAGCTTTAAAACGTTGGTTCAAAGAAGATTGGAAAGACGTAAAAACTGGCAAAGCTTGTGGTAGAAAAAAAGGTGATGGTAGAGGTACACCTTATTGCCGACCTACTAAACGTGTTTCTAGCAAAACTCCAAAGACATCTGGAGAAATGACAGCAGCACAGAAGAAGTCTAGAATTGCACAAAAGAAAAGACTTGGTCAACCAGCAGGTAAACCAAGAAGAGTGGCATCTCTTAGACGTAAAAGGACAACAAGGAAAACATAATGGCTACAACTAACACACATAATTTTAATTTAGACCTTAATCTTCTTGTAGAAGAAGCGTTTGAAAGGTGTGGGGCAGAGTTAAGAACAGGATATGATTTAAGAACTGCAACCCGTAGTTTAAATTTACTTACAATAGAGTGGGCTAACCGAGGTATAAACTTGTGGACTGTTGAACAAGGATCAATCCCATTAGTTTCGGGTACAGCCACTTACGATTTGCCCGCGACTACCATCGACCTCATGAGCCAAGTCATAAGAACTGGGTCTGAAACAACTCAGTCAGACATAGCTATTTCTAGGGTGTCAAATCCTACTTATGCATCTATCCCAAGTAAGAACGACACGGGCAGACCAATACAAGTTTATATAGATAGACAAGCAGCAATACCTAAAATAACTTTATGGCCTATACCAGATTCTACTGATACTTATACTTTTGTATATTGGATGCTAAAAAGAATTGATGATGCAGGTACAGGTGTTAATACACAACATGTACCATTTAGATTTTTACCGTGTTTAGTAGCAGGATTAGCATATTATTTATCTATAAAGATACCTGAAGCTGGAGAAAGAACACAATTTTTAAAACAAGAGTATGAAGAACAATGGCTACTTGCTTCTACAGAAGACAGAGAAAAAGCAACTTTAACTGTAGCACCAAGAACATCATACATATAGGAGAATGAGATGAAACCAGTACCAGCAGATAAAAAGAAGAGTTTAGGAAAGCTACCTTCAGAAGTACGTAACAAAATGGGGTACATGAAAAAAGGTGGTAATGTTAAAGGCTATGCACCTGGTGGCAACGTATCAAAAGACAAGAAAGATCCTGGATTTACAAAAGAATTTAAATCTAGAGTTAAAAAAGACATGAGTCCCAAAGAAAGAAAAGATGCTGAAAAAAGAGACGCATATGAAATAGGACTTAGAAATAAAAAGAAAGGTGGTATTAAAGGCGCTGCATCTCAAACAATTGATAAAGCTATGGGTGTTGGTAGAGGAACAGAATCAGAAAGAAAACAACTTAAAAAAGGCTATGAAGATATGAAAAAAGCTCAAAAGGCTAAAAAGATGAGAGCAGGTGGTTGTGTTATTGTGGACAGAAATTATCTTAAAGGTAGATAATGAGCAACAAGTACACAAGTAGTAAGAATGCAATAGCTGACTGTGATGTATGTGGGTTTCAATTTAAACTTAAAGAGCTAAAAGATTTATATGTAAGAAAAACTAATACTAATATTAAAGCTTGTAAAGAGTGTTGGAATCCAGACCAACCACAGAATATGCAGGGTATGTATCCGGTTGAAGATCCACAAGCGGTTAGAGACCCAAGACCAGATAAGAGTTTTATACCAGATGGACCATATAGTAGTAGAGATATACAATGGGGTTGGAACCCAGTAGGATCAGGTAATTTATTAGCAATACCCAATATACCTGATAATTTAAAAGGTACCGGTGGTTTAGGTACTGTAACTGTAGAAATAGGAGATTAAAATGGCTAAAGAAAATAAAGAAAGAAAACCAAAAATGGTAGATGGGTTTGCACAACCTCAAGATGTACCTGTACCTAACTTTGCAGGTTATCCTGAAAAAAATGTTAAAACAACAGGCGTAGTAACTCGCGGAAATGGTGCAGCAACAAAAGGCACAAAAGCTCGCGGTCCTATGGCGTAAGGATAAGCAATGACTTATACAGAATTAGTAGCAGCCGTACAGAGTTATACTGAGAATCAGTATTCAACGACGGACATAAATATATTTATACAGAATGCTGAGCAAAGAATTTATAACACAGCTCAATTACCTGATCTACGAAAAAACGTAACAGGTGAAATGACACTTGGTAATAAATATATGGGACTACCTACAGATTGGTTGTCCACTTTTAGTATAGCTGTAATTAACAGTGATAATGAATATACATATCTTTTAAATAAAGATGTTAACTTTATCAGAGAATCATTTCCTGATACTGACGCAGCTTTTAGAGGTAAACCAGAGTATTATGCTATTTTTGATGATACTGCAATGTTATTAGGGCCAACACCAGATGCTAACTATAATACAGAATTACATTACTACTATTATCCTGAAACTATTGTTACTGCTGGGACTACTTGGCTTAGCGATAATTTCGATAGTGCTCTTTTGTATGGGACTCTTTTGGAAGCAGCTGCATTTATGTTATCAGAGCCTGACACGGTAGCTAACTATACAGCACGCTATCAAGAAGCAATGAACTTACTAACAGGATTAGGTGAAGGTAAAAATAGACGCGATGCCTATAGAAGCGGTCAAGCAAGAATACCGGTTCCTGGGAGAGGCAGAAGAATAGGTTAATTTTAACTACGAAAGGGGTATAATGGAACAATTAAATTTAGGTGATTTAAATTTTGAGGTACATACAACATCTCACAGAGGGCATACACCAGAAGAAATAGCGGAGTTTGCGTTAGATAAAATTATGTATGTCAGCAAAGATGCAAATCCTTTAATAAAGGAACAAGCGGAAGCTTTTAAAGGGCATATTAGACACGTTCTAGTACACCATTTAAAAATAGCGGTGAAGTCAGACCGCACAACACTAGCGAATAAACTGCGTGAAGCGGGGCATTCAGAATTAATTAAAACAATTTTAGATTTGTAGGAGAAAAACATGGCAATTTCACAAGCAATGTGTACGTCATTTAAAGTTGAATTGCTTAGCGGCGGTCATAACTTTAATACAACAAACGTAGCACGTACTGTAAACACACAAGACTCGTTTAAGATGGCGTTATATACATCGTCAGCTTCTCTGGGTGCGGCAACAACAGCTTACACAGCATCAGGCGAAACATCAGGAACAGGATACGCTGCAACTGGACAAGCGTTAACTATTTCAGCTGTCCCACAAGCAGACGGTACAACAGCGATTCTTAACTTTTCAACTGAAACTTGGACTACAGCGAGTATTACAGCTCGAGGTGCATTAATTTATAATGATACGATGTCTGACACAGCTGTTGCAGTATTAGACTTTGGTGGAGATAAAACATCAACCGCGGGAGATTTCTCTGTAGTATTCCCAACATTTGATGCTTCAAACGCAATTATACGTATAGCGTAATAGAGGTCTATTATGGCTGACGCAATTATTCACCTAGGTGGGTATGGCTCGGGAGCTTGGGACACTGATGCTTGGGGTGAAACAGTAACTAATTTTACTGGCACCACAGGTTTAGGCAGTGTTACAACGTCAGCTAATGCTACCGCAAGTGTAACAGGACTAGCTGGTACGACAGCCCTAGGGGATGTCAGCTTTGCTATTTTTGTTAATGCGACAGTTACGGGACTAGCAGGTACTACTGGGTTAGGCACAACAACAGAAATTATTGCGGGTGGTGGAGCGTCACCAACTGGAGTTAGTGCAACCGGATCTGTGGGCACCTTAACTGCGTCAGGTATATCATCAGTCACGGTTAGTGGTGTGGGTGGTACAACTGGACTTGGGTATGTAACATACGTAGAAACTTGGACTGGCTGGGGTTCTGGACCATGGGGTCGAGGAACTTGGGGTAAACCGGTTGTATTAGCAGTAGTAACAGGTGTAAGTGCAACGGGAGCTTTAGGAACTGCTAGTGTAGATGCAGAATCATCACACACAGTTACAGGAGTTGTAGGAACAACTGGATTAGGAGCTGTATCTACTATTTCAGATTCTGTAGTAGAAGCTGTTTTGGGAGACTTTGGTACAACCGCTCTTGGTTCAGTTACTGTAGGAGCCAAAGCAACAGCGTCTGTAACAGGAGTGAGTGCGACAGCTACACCAGGCACTACTACTACTATCACGGAAAATAGAGTCCTGCCTACAGGAGTAGTGGGAACTGGGGCAACTGGATCAGTTAGCATAAGTGGTAAAGCAAATGTAAGTGTAACGGGGGTTAGTGGAACTTGTGAGACTAACGATTTTACTTTAGTATGGGGATTGATAGATACTTCTCAAGACCCTAAATGGACAAGGATAGTAGCATGATAGTTGAAGCAAAAACATTAAAAGATGGTACAATAGTAAACAAATATGAAACGCATCTAGAATGTTCCAATTGTGGAATGAAAGTAGATGCAGAAGAATACGAATCAGGAATCTGCTCTGATTGTGGTGCCGCGTGGAACCCTAAGCAACACACAAAAGTCCATGTCACAAGTGTACCTGCAAGCGGCCAAACAAGTTAATAGGAGAAAGACATGGCAAGTACATATTCAGACTTAAAAATTGAACTCATAACAACTGGTGAACAATCAGGAACTTGGGGCACTACAACAAATACCAATTTAGGTACAGCCCTAGAAGAAGCTATTACAGGCTCTGCAGATGTTACATTTTCTAGTGGTAATGTAACGCTTACTCTAACAGATACAAATGCAACTCAAGTAGGTAGAAACCTAAGACTTAATTTAGGAGGAACTACAGGTGGTGCTAGAGATTTAGTTTTACCAGCTATTGAGAAGTTATACTTAATTAACAATGGCACAGCGGACACTATTACATGTAAAAACGCATCGGGCACAACCGTTGCAGTTCCAGCAGCAACTTCTACTTTTATTTACAATACTAGCACTAACGTAGTAGATGCTACTACCTATTTATCCACACTATCTTTAGGTTCAGCTTTGGCTGTTACTTCTGGTGGTACAGGTGCTACAACTGCTGGCGCAGCACGTACAGCTTTAGGAACAGCCGCTTCTGGAGCAAACTCTGATATTACCTCACTTACTGGGCTAACTACACCTTTAACCGTAGCTCAAGGTGGTACAGGGGCAGCGACTCACACAGCGAATGCGGTATTGATTGGAGAAGGCACAGGAGCTATTACATCGGTGGCTCCAGGCACATCAGGAAATGTTTTAACATCTGATGGTACGGACTGGACTTCAGCGGCTGCAGCAGCTTTTGATGCAGGTACTCGAATGATATTTGCCCAAAACGCAGCTCCAACTGGATGGACAAAAGACACAACAAATTACAATCAACATGCAATGAGAATTGTGACTGGAACAGGAGGAGGTACAGGGGGTACAGTAGACTTTACCTCAGCTTTTACCTCGCAGGCGGTAGCAGGTTCAGTATCTATTACAGGACTTTCAGGTAGTGCAGGTGCTACAACATTGAGTACTCCTCAAATACCAAGCCACACTCACTCTTACACCGCCCCTGCTACTGGTACTGTACAGGGTGGTAAAGTTGGAAAACAGGTAGCATCAGCAGGTGCTACTACAGGATCGACAGGAGGCGGGGGTTCTCACACCCACCCATTCTCATTTAGTTCTGGTACTGCAACATTTAGTGGAACTGCAATTGATTTAGCTGTAAAATACTTAGACGTTATAACAGCAACTAAAACTTAATATAGTTGAAAGGATTTAAATGCAACTAGAAAAAGGGACTTTTTGTCCTTTATTGAAGAAAAAATGTATTGGGTTAGATTGTGCTTGGTTTGTTAGGATACAAGGGGTTGATAAAAATACTGGCAACCAAGTAGATGAGTATAACTGTTCTATAGCTTGGATGCCTTTGTTACAGATAGAAAACTCAGGCACTCAAAGAGAAACTGGAGCAGCGGTAGAATCATTCAGAAATGAAATGGTAAAAGCTAATGAGGCAAGTGTTAAAGTATTAGCTGAAAGTGCAAAACAAAATTTATTAGGAGATAAGAAATGAACTTAACAATTGTAGTAGCCGATAATGCTGTTACTAAAGATGGAGTAGGGCATGGTGGTTTAGACCTTTCTACCTGCAGTATTCCAGCAAATGTATGGGCATTACAATGGAATGAAACTTCAGGACATATTGAGTATCAAGGACAAGGGCCCAATACTGAAATAGATGAACTACCTAATTGGGCGGAGGCTGCTGAAAAATTATGGTCAGCTGTTGAAAATGAAACTGAAGCAGCTAAAGTAGAGTTAGATCCTGTACCTGAATCGTTTTGGGATAGTTATCCTGTAGCAAATGCTCAATCAGTAGATTTAATTTTACTTAAATCATACCCAGGTGTAACTAATGTTCGTGGAGCTGATCCAATAACAAATGTAGTAAAAGCTGTTGAAACTACTATGGCAGCAGAAGGAGCAACTTCTATGTCTTCCCTTGCTACACTGCTTAACGACTGTAAAGCTTTAGGTGTACCAGTAACTTCAGATGAAATAACAGATGCTAATCAGAACTTTTTAGATTATATGCAAGGCTTAGGATACACTGTATATGATGGTGTTAACTCAGATGGTGAAGAATATAAAAAAGTTTATTATCCTTGGAGTGATGAATTAGCCGCTAAAAAAGCAGATCAAGATGTTAATATAGCTAGAGAAGCATCACTTGCTGAAGGCGTAGATTGGAATGGTTCTAACTGGCAGATAGATTTAAATAGTCGTAATAATATTATGAATCAACTAACTGCTATTGTTTCAGGTGTATATACAGATGCAACTGTTACTTGGAGAAATACAGCTAACGTAGATGTAGAACTTACTACTGATGAGTTTAAAGAACTAGCTGGTGCAGTAACTGCAAAAGTTGAAGAAATATATTTAGCTTCATTTGCTGAAAAGGCATAGTATATGCAAAAAATCTTAGAGTTCATTTTTAATAATGGGTTCTTAAGAAAATGTAGTAACGATGCAAAAGTAAAGGCAACACAAGCTTTTGTTTATATCAGTGCTATAGTTACTATAATTTTTGCTTGGGATACTACATTATTCCTAATCGCCCTAGCTCTAGGGTGGGTTTGTTTTGGGCTATGTGTAAGTGTAGGACTACACAAATATGCAGCTCATAGAACTTATGAACCTAAAAACCGACTTATCAAATGGATTGTATTATGGTTTGCTACTATAGGTTCTCTAGGTAGTACCATCTGTTGGGCTGCAGGACACAGAGCTCATCACAGACATTCAGATCACATAGAAGACCCCCATCGACCACACGGTAACTTATGGCATAAATTTAAAGTATGGTTCTACTATGTACCTGCGTTTAATATAAATCCTCTTATTATTAAAGATTTAACTAGAGATAAAGATCACGCATTTTTTCATAAACATTACTACAAAATTATATTTAGTTATGTAGGAGTTTTAGCGTTAATAAACCCTGCATATGTAGGTTACTTTTATGGCATTCCTATTTGGTATACATTGATTGGCATTAGTTGGGCTACTGTAATTGCACATATTCCTGTATTAAGTTATGGACTTCCAGGTACTTGGAGAACTTATAATTCTAAAGATTACACAGTAAATAGTCACTTCTGGTCTATTATGTTTCCAGGTGAAGGGTTACATAATACGCATCATGCAGTACCAGGTTTATGGAATAATGCAATTAACAAAGGTGAGTTTGATTTAACAGCACCTATAATAAAGTTGATTGGTAAACCAAATAATGCTACAGTTAGAAAACACCCTCCGATAAGGAGAGGTTACAAAAAGATAAAAAAAGAACTTAGAGAGGTTGAGAAATACATAACAGAGTATGATAAAACTCATTCAAAAACAGGCCATTATACTGCCACCTAACAATCATGTAGCTATAGTTAGGTATTCTCTTCTAGGCATAATAAACAAAATATGCATAAATATAATACACTCTGATGTGGAAAACTATCACAGCCACCCTTGGGATTATACTTCTATTATATTGTGGGGACGCTACAAGGAAACGCGGTGGGAGAATGGAAAAACCTCTACCAAGACTTATTACCCCGGCAGTATATTAAGACGAAAATATAATCAGTTTCATAGAATAGAACCTGTAGGCAAAAGAACTATTACATTGTTTTTTAGAGGCAAACAAAAAGCAAAATCAAATCAATGGGTATATAATAATAAAGTTTACTCTGAATCTAAGTATTGGATTATGAAAGGGTACACTAAAAAAGATATGAGAAAGCTATTTAACTATATGAAAGCTTATTAATATGGCAATATGTCATGGAATTACATTGTTTAGTAATGATGGTTATGAAACTTGGGATTTAGAAGGCGTAGATAATATATTGCTAAAAGAAGAATTATTATACGCCCATAATAATAGACCACTATCAAAAGATACTGCAAGTGCAGAGAGCGAAGATTGCATTCTCAATCGAGATGCGCCGGGAACAAAACAATTACTAGAAGAAGTTTCATCAGTATTAAACTTAAGAGGTTATACCCCAATCAGCAGTTGGGGGCACGTGCACCCACCTAACGCTAGTACATTAGTTCATGATCACCCAGAGTGCCATGTATCTTGGGTGTATTATGTTAGTACTCCGAGTAAATGTGGAAGAATAACTTTTTATGTTTCGCGAGGGTGGAACCGCCCATCAAAAATACAAGTTGAGCCAAGACCAAATATGATGCTTATTTTCCCCCAATGGATACTGCATGAAGTGGAAAGAAACCGAGCTGATGACTATAGAATTAGTGTGTCAGGTAACGCAAATTTAAAGGAGCTGTAAATGAGTATTGAGCAAGAAGTAAAAAAAATATTAGTAGGAAGTATTGATAAGTTAGCAATTGATAAAATAAATTTAACTGACACCCTTGAAGATTTAGGCGCAGACTCTTTAGACTCTGTTGAAATTATTATGAGTTTAGAAGAAAAATACAATATTAAAATATCGGAAGATGTATTCTCTGACATTCATACTGTGCAAGATATAGTGAACTACATAGAAAAACAAAGTGAATAAGAAATTAGAACAAGATAACTATTTAATTATAGATAACTTTATTTCTCCTGAAAGAGCATATGAGCTCTTTAATAGCTACAAGGGCCAAGTAGAACAACACCCTCAACTGTTTGATAAAGACCCTCAATGCCCTTTGTCGTATGCAATGTATAACTTTCGTGATTTTTTAAATCTGCTATGTGAAAAACTTTCAACAATTAGTGAGATGATGGGAGAAAATATGTTGCCTAGTTATACGTATGCTAGGTTATATACTCATGGAGAAGAACTAAAAAAACATAGAGACAGACCTTCATGCGAGATAAGTTTAACTGTTCATTTAGGTGGAGATGCTTCTTGGGATATTTGGATGACCAAACCTAATGGAGAACAAAAAGCAATTGATTTAAAACCAGGACAAGCTGTTGTTTATAGGGGCACTATTTCAGAACATTGGAGAGATAAATTTAAAGGGCAAGAATATATACAAGTATTTTTACACTATGTAAGAGGGACTGGAGAGCACTGGGAACATTACGGGGATAGAGTTAACGCAGGACTTAATAATGTATAACCTTAAAGATTATATAGTTGTTTTAAAAAATATAGTGCCAGATAAATTGTGTGACCTTATTTTAGCTGAATATAAAAATGCAGAAGATTGGATAAAAGCTAACACAGGATCAGGGGTTCAAAAAAAGATACGCAACTGTGATACGATTGAGTTATCACAAGACTATACAATAAGAGACAGCAAAGAACGAGCTAAAATAGACGCAGAGTTATTTCTTTGTGCAGCGCAATGTATAGAACAATACAACCTAAGGTTTGAACACTCTCGTGCACAAGAAGATACGGGGTATGAATTACTTAGATATAATAAAGGAGAATTTTATACTCAGCATGTTGATACTTTTTTAAGTGCTCCTAGATTAATAAGTTGCTCTTTTCACCTTAATGATGACTACGAAGGCGGAGAGTTTGGATTTTTTAATAAAGAGATAAAGATTAAAGCAGATAAAGGTGATGTTGTTATGTTTCCTTCTACCTTTATGTATCCACATGAAATTATGCCTGTAACGAAGGGCACTAGATACTCTATAATTACTTGGTTTAGATAAGGATAACTATGGAACATAAAAGAAAATTAATTGTTATTGATGATGCTTTATCTCTTGAATACCAAGAGCATTTTAGACATAGACATTTTTGTGAGTCAGAGATTGAATGGGGTCGGTGGATAACTGAAGGAGACCAACCTAATTATATAGATGGGCTTATTAAAATTGCAAGTAAATATATGGACTTAGAGAAAGTAGCTGGGTATGAATGGTGGACACAAAAGAATACTTATACTCAAAAAGGTTGGCATATTGATTATGATGAAGGATTAATGGGGACGAAAGGTGTTTTAAAAACACCTATGTTTTCTATGATTTATTACCCATTAGTTGCCCATATTGAAGGAGGAGAATTTACGTTAGAGGATATAAAAATCCCTGCAAAAACTAATAGACTAATTATACTTTCGGCTAATGAAGTTCATACAATCGGACCATATAATATAGATAAAGCAACAAGGTGGTCTTTTCTAATAAACCCTTGGACTTATAAACCGGATGTAACAACTCCTTCATTTCATCTAAAAGGGCAAGACCCCGATAATGATAGCTCTACTGGCATTATAGCTGAAAGATTGAAACTACAAGAAGCTCGCAATTCCGAAAGATAGTGTGATAAAATAAGGGCATTGTGTTAGGAGTAAAAATATGTTATCAATCTTATCAGGAGTACTAGGTTTTGCAACATCAGGATTACCTAGCGTATTAAAGTTTTTTGAACAAAAAGGCGATCAAAAACATGAACAAGAGATGGCTAAGCTTGAAATACAGCGAACCATGGAATTAGCGAAAGCTGGCTATGCGTCTCAGGAAAAAATTGAAGAGTTTAAAACTGACCAAGTTGAAATGGAAACGTATGCTCAAGAAAGAGTGGCGTTATACCAACACGACGAAAAAGTCGCGGAAGGTGCATCTACTTGGGTTATTAATCTCCGTGCTAGTGTTCGCCCCATTATCACCTATATTTTTGTTTTTATTTTATTGGTGGTCGATTTTGTAGGATTATATTGGGCTATAAAGTCAGGACATAATTATGCAGAAGCTATGCATATAGTGTTTAGTAATGAAGAAATGGCTATATTAGCGTCTATTATTGGCTTTTGGTTTGGGTCTAGACATTGGGAAAAATAAGTGAATACATCGGAGAAGGGCTTAGCTCTTATAAAGTATTTTGAAGGAGTTCGTGCGAAACCTTATAAATGTCCTGCAGGCTACTGGACTGTGGGCGTTGGTCATCTTATCACTCGTAGTGCTGAGCTACCTGATTCATGGAATCGCGAACTGGAACCTAATGAAATAGATGAGATACTAAAAAAAGATTTAGTAAAATTTGAAAATGGAGTTCTTCGTTTATTACATCCTAAACAACCAACACAGTTTGAGTTTGATGCTCTTGTCAGCTTTAGCTTTAATCTTGGTTTGGGATGCTTTCAACGAAGTACAGTTCGTTCAGCGTTTAAGCGTGGTGATAAAAAAAGAGCTGGCGAAGTTCTTTTAAAATATTGTTACGCAGGTGGTCGCAAACTTAAAGGCTTAATTAGAAGACGAATAGCAGAACACGCGTTGTTGATGAGCAGGGAATAATAAGATATGGCCTTACGAAAACTTGTGTTTAAACCTGGAGTTAACCGGGATAAAACTAATTATTCATCTGAAGGTGGGTGGTATTCGTGCGATAAAATTAGATTTAGACAAGGCTTTCCTGAAAAAATTGGTGGTTGGAACCCCATAAACTTTACTCCTTTTGTAGGAACTGCATCTAGTTTAATTGCTTATGGTACAACTGATGATCAAAAAGTTGTTGCTATTGGCACTAATGACAAAATGTATGTTCTTACTGGTACTACTTTAGTAGACACTACTCCTATTAGAGCAACTTTTACTTCTGCTACAACTCCTTCTACAGATAATATGTTTGCTTCGGCTGATGGAAGTAATGTTCTTACAGTTACCCTTACTAGTGGGGCTAACGAAGGTGACTATGTTACTTTTAGTGGAGCAGTTGCAATAGGGGGCATCCCTGCTGTTGATATAAACAAAGAATTTAAAATATTTAATGTAGAGACTACTAACTTTCAAATTACGGTAGATACGACTGCGACTGCCAGCGTTGGTGCTGGAGGAGGTACAGGAATTACCGCTGCTTTTCAAGTAAGTGTTGGCTTTGCAACGGTTACCTATGGATATGGATGGGGTACTGATACTTGGGGTAGAGACACTTGGGGCTCTGGTGGTAGCGTTCCTATTGCTATTCCGGCTAGGGTAATATATCAAGATAATTTTAATAATGACATTATTTTTAATATTAAAGATGCAAATATTTATTATTGGGAATACAATGCAGCACTATCTAATAGAGGAGTTCTATTAAGCAGTTTAAATAATGCAAGGGCAGTACCTAATAGAACCAGTAAAAGTATGTTTGCACCAAGCGGACATTTATTAGCTTTAGGAGCTCAAGAATATAGTAGAGTTTTAACTGCAGGCGCTAGTATTAGTAGTATTAGTCGAGCTGGAACAACAGCAACTGTTACTACTGGTTCTGGACATGGGTTAGTTGTAGGAGACTGGGTATATTTAAGTGGTCAAGCCCCTGCAGTGTATCAAGGTGAGGTTCAAGTGCGTACTGTTCCAACAACCACTACGTTTACTTATGATATACCTTATGATCCAGGAAGCGGTGCTACTACAGTAGGAACTTATCAAAAAGTAGATTATTCTACTGGAGACTACGATCCACTACTTATTAGATGGGCTAATGTTAATACTGATATAGGTCCTCAACCTGAAGAATGGAAACCAGAAATTACTAACTCAGCAGGGTTTTTACGAGTTAAACAAGGTTCAAAAATTGTTACTGGTTTTATAACACGTCAAGAAGTTTTAGTATTTACCGAAACAGCACTAACTACACTACAGTTTACAGGTACAACAGAAGTATTTGCACAAAACGAAATATCTACTTCTATAAATATTATGGGTTCTAAAGTTGTAGCAGAAGCAAACAATATTGTGTTCTGGATGGGTAATGATAAGTTCTTTGCATATGATGGCAGGGTCAACACATTACCTTGTACACTTAAACAATATGTTTTTGAAGATATGAATAAAGTACAAGGTGAAGACTTCCGTTCAGGAATCAATAGTGAATTTAATGAAGTTATATGGTTTTATGTATCAGCAGCATCAACTACCATTGATAGATATGTTATATACAACTATGAAGAAAACATTTGGTATTATGGTAATTTAAATAGAACAGCGTGGGTTGATTCAGGCACAATACCTTTTCCATTAGCTACAAGTAACGGTTATGTGTATAAGCATGAAGATGGTAATAATGATGGACAACCAGCAGGAGCAGCTCCATTAGCTATTGAGTCTTTTATACAATCTGCCGATATGGGAGTTGATGAAGGAGACTTTTTTGTATTAACTAAAAGAGTTATACCTGATGTAAACTTTACTAATTCTGAAACAGTAGACCCAGTAACTGGAGCAGCTTTAACACCAGAAGTACAGGTAACAGTAGGAGTAAGAAACTTTCCTGGTGCAACCTTATCTACTAGTGATGTAGGAGGAAATACATTAACAAGAGATGTAATTACTACGGCAACTATTGATCAGTATACAAACCAAGTATTTGTAAGAGCAAGGGGTAGACAGATGGCATTTAAAATAGCTTCAGAAGATGTAGGTGTGCAGTGGCAATTAGGCATGACAAGAGTAGAATTTAAACCGGACGGGAGAAGGGGATAATGGCTAAAGATAATAAACCACTAAATTTAAAAGATTTATCAAGTTTAAATCTTAATACAGGTAAGCAATATTCATCTGCTAATACAAAGTTTTTTAATGATAATCCTAGACTTGCAAATCTTGCGTCAAAAGCAGCTAGTGTTAAAGGAGATTCTAATAATCCTGGTTCTTATCTAACTAAATTATTTGGTAAAATGATATTAAAAAACCCTAATTCATTTAGAGGTACTCTTACAGATAATGCTACTGGAAAAGTTATTAAACAATATAAAAAAGGCGGTAAAATAAAAGCTAAAAAACCTAAAGACGGTAGAATGAAGAAGGCTAAATGCAGGGACGGTATAGCTCAACGTGGTAAGACTCGTGGAAGAATGAGATAATGGCTAATATACCTTCAACTAAAGCTCCTAATTTATCACCCCCTCGAACAGAATATGATGCTGACCAAGCAGTTTTAACTTCAAGTCAACTTAGAGTTTATTATAATCAAATAGATGCCAATAATAATGCAGTGAAAGAAGCAGTTGAAGCACTTACAACATTACATTGGTTAGGAGATAGTTAATGGCTTTTCAATCAGTTACACCTATAAGACTTGCTCAAGCTAGTATGACTACTAGTTATCTAGCTATTTATACTTGCCCTACCGATGCAAGAACTTATATTAAAGATATTATGGTTTGTAATGGAACTGAAGGTGCTGGTACTATTAATATAAATATTGTACCTGATACTCAAGCTGTAGGAACTAATAATGCAATATATTTTAATTATCCTTTAGCAGCTCATACTACTTTTCAATGGAAAGGCACGCAGATACTAAACGAAGGGGACACTATACAAGTCAAAACCTCTTTGTTAGAAAAAACTTTTACAACTACTGCAACCGATAATTGTTTTACTACAAACACTACAGGCGGAACAGAAAGTAATGTTCAAGTAACTATTGCTAATCATGGAGCCGCTACGGGTGACGGAGTTGGGTTTACAGGAGCCGTTGCTGTAGGAGGAATTACAGCTCCACAGCTTAATACAACATTTACTGTAACTGTTGTAGATGATAACAATTTTATAATAACTACAGCTGGTACAGCAACATCTGTTGCAACAGGAGGAGGTACAGGAATTACTGCAATATTTTCATATGCACCCCTACCTACAATTACTATATCTGGCGGGGAAGCCACATAAAACGGTTTATAACTAACACATTACATGGTATTATTCAATATAAACGATTAGGAACTTAAATGGCAAAATATCAAAACACAGCTCAAGGATTAGCTACTTTAGGTAGAGGAGGAGATTCTACTTTAGTGCATATGAACCCATCAGAAGTAGCTGGACTTCAAAATTTAGCTATTCAAAATGGAACTTCATTAACTGTAAACCCTAATACTGGAATGCCAGAAGCTTTTAATTTATCAGGCTTGTTGCCTATGGTTATAGGTGGTGGCTTAGCAGCGACAGGAATGTCTCCATTAATGGCAGGGTTATTGGTTGGCGGTGCAACAGCTGTGGTAGAAGGTGATATTGGTGCTGGATTAGGTGCTGGTTTAGGCTCTTTTGGTGGAGCTAACTTAATGTCATCTTTAAAAACTTTAGGTACAGCAGCAGCAGACCCAACATTAACAACAGGTACAGAAGTTACTGATGCTATACAAACAGATATTTCATCAGCAGCAAACCCTGGTTTAAATCAAGCAACTCAATATAATCAACAAGGAATGTTTGGAGTTGAAAATAATTTAATGCAGGGGCCTTCATCTTTAGGAACACCTACTGTTCCTCCTGGATCAAATGCAATGCCACAAACTAGTATGATGCAAAATCAAAGTATTACAGACCCAAGAGCTTTTCGTGGACCAATTAATACTAACATAGGACCAAGAATGACGCCTCAACCAACAAACCCTACGTTTGGTAATGTCATACCAGAGGCAGGAAGTTATAACCCTGCTTTACGAAATGAGTTTGCAAGTAGAGGTATGCCACCTGCAGGAGGACCTGATTTTAATTCTACTGTTACAGGATCTCCAGGCTTTAAGCAGCCAATAAATCAAAGCATGATGACAAACCCAAACATGCAGGGTCAATCTTTAGATCCTCTAACTAACCTAGGTAATAGAGTAGGCAATAATATCTCAACTAGTTTTGATCAAGCAGGGAAAGGAGTTGATACACTTATTAATGATTATGATAGAGCTAAAGAGTTACTAGGTAGAGACAGAGTTATAGAAAGTATTGGACCAGATGGAACAACGATTTCAACAGAAAGAGTACCACTAGATAACGTAGACATGGCAATGAAGTTTGGTATGCCTGTTGCTCAAGGAGTAATGGGTGGTTTAGAAGAATCAGATTTTTATAGCGGTATAGATACAACTCAGTTTGAAGATAATAGATTTAGAGGACCAGAAGGTCAACTTAACTTATCTGGAGTAACCTCTTTAAATTTAAATGATCCTTACTCTAACGTTGGTGGTGGTAGACGTGGATTAGGTCTTCGCGGTTTATTAGCTAGTGGAGGAGAGGTTAAAAAATATGAAGAAGGTGGCGATGTAGGAGGAGGCGTGACAGGTGCAGGATTAGCTCCAGGAACTCCAGTTGCAGGCGCAGTGGGCGTAAGTGAAACAATGAGTGGCCCAGGAGGTTCAGAAACTTTTGAAAGTATGGTAGCAAGTGGTGTTCACCCAGCAAATGCAGCCGCAATGTTTGGTATGGACCCTTCTCTTTATTTAGATACAGGACCTGGCATGGAGTTTACAGGCACTCCTTCAACCCCAACATCTAGTGGTTTAGGATCACTTCCACCTCCACCAGCACCATTTAGTCCTGACCCAAGTTTTGATTATGAAACATACTCTGGCGGTTATATGGATACAGGTTTAGGCGCAGGTATACCAGTAGGAATGGATTCAGGGTATGTTTATAGTGGTCCTACTCCAATAAGACGTAGAGATAGTTCTACATTATTAGCAAGTGGTGGATACTTGGGTGGTGGAGATGTAGACGTTCAAGGCGATGGTATGAGTGATGATATACCTGCAAGCATTGATAACGAACAACCGGCGGCTTTATCAGAAGGTGAATTTGTAATACCTGCTGATGTAGTTAGTCACATAGGTAATGGCTCTTCTGAAGCAGGGGCTAAAGAATTTTACGGTATGATGGATAGAGTTAGAATGGCTAGGACTGGTAGGAAAAAACAATCACCAGAAATAGACCCAGAAAGGTTTATGCCTGCTTAATGAAAACAACTCTTGTTCCAAAAGAACATACGCATGTAGTTTGGGATAGCATAAAAAAATATGCAGATAAATGTTCTAAGTATACTTATGGTAGATACACTGCCAATGATATGCTAGAAGGACTTTTAAAAAATAAAAATCAACAACTATGGATTGCATTTGATGATAAAGATATTCATGGTTTTTGGATTACTGAAGTTTTAGAGTACCCACAAACAAAAACACTTGCATTACATTTTATGGGTGGAGTAGATTTTTATGAATGGTTGCCTGATGGGTTTCCTAAACTACAGAAGTTTGCAAGGGAAACAGGCTGTAGTAAAATGGAAGCTTATGGTAGACCGGGTTTTGAAAAGCTATGGCAAGATTATGGATATAAAAAAAGACTTGTATATTATGAGTTACCAGTGGAGTAAATAAAAATGATATTAAAATTAATACCTAACAGAGTAAAAGTGTGGTTTCTTAAACACCTTTATGCAGATATTGCAGGGATGGGTGATGGTGGAGATACGGAACTTGCACACGTTAATCTTAAAGAAGTAGCTATATTAAAAGCTCACGGCGGTGCTGGCACTATAAACCCTCGCACAGGCCTTGTTGAATTTAAAGGAAAAGGCGGTGGTGGTGGTGGCGGTCAACCTACAGAAAGTACTTCATACTCTACTAACTTACCTGAATATGCTCAACCTTTTTATGAAGAGCTTTTAAAACAAGCAGGTAAAGAAACTTATACTACTGATTCTGCTGGAAATGTTACTGGAGTTAATGCCATGCCGGTATATGGTGGAACTGAAGTAGCAGACTTTAATGTAGATCAAACAGGCGCTCAAGCAGCTACAAGAACATTAGGTGCGCCATCACAAATTGCACAAGCTACAACTGGATTAACTGATGCTATGACTACAGCCGGCACTGCAGTCGGTGGTATAACTGATGCAAGGGCTTTTGTTCCGGGAACAATCACCGATGAGACTATAACCACTGAAAAGTTTACTGACCCAGGTGTAGCAGCATCTTACATGGACCCGTATCAGCAAAATGTGACTGATATACAACTAGCAGAAGCTAGAAGACAAGGCGATATTGCTAAAGCGTCAAGAGGATTAGCTTCTATAGGACGAGGTACTTTTGGTGGTGGTAGACAAGCTCTAATGGAAAGCGAAGCAGACAGAGCTCTAGCTTCACAGTTAGGTTCTATACAAGCTACAGGAAGTCAACAAGCTTATCAAAGAGGTCAACAAGCATTCACACAAGACCAAGCTCGTAACTTACAAATGCAACAAGCAAATCAAGCAGCTGACTTACAAGCTCAACAGTTAGCACAACAAGGTCAACAGTTTGGAGCAGGGTTACAAAGAGATTTAGGTTTAGCTGGATTACAAACTGGTTTACAAGGATCACAAGCTTTAGGTACGTTAGGTGGATTACAACAACAAACAGATTTACAAAGAATACAAGCACAGGCAGCATCAGGAGCAGAGCAACAAGCATTAGAACAAGAAAGACTTAATGTTGCAAAACAAAGATTCTTAGAAGAAGAAAATGCAAAACGAGCTATGCTAGAGTATCAATCTAATATACTTCGTGGTACCGCAGGCGCTTTAGGTTCAACAAGAACACAGTATACACCGCAACCAAGTATGGCGTCGCAGATAGGTGGGTTAGGTCTAGCAGGGCTAGGACTTTATAATATGTTAGGACGAGGATAAATAATGGCTAATATAATACAAATACAAGATGATTTAAAAAATGTATCTGATCAAGATTTAGTTAACTTCGTTAAACGACCCACAGGTCAAGTTCCTAGTTATCTAGCTTTAGGTGAAATAAAACGTAGAAAAGAAACTAGAGAAAAATATCAAGGGCAAAAAGCTCAACAAAAATCAACCGTTGCTGAAGACTTAGTAGCAGAGCAAGGCATAGGTAATCAAATGACAAGAAACCCAATGCCACAACCTACTGCAGGGGTGGGTGCACCACAACCAGTAAACCCAGCAATGCTTGCATCAAAAGGTATAGGTCAGTTAAACCCTGGTGCTGTAAAACAAATGAATGATGGAGGTATTGTAGGGTATAAAACAGGTGATGTAGTACAAGGTGTACAAAGAAAAAATGCACAAAGATTTTTAGGTTCAGAGTTAGGTTTTGCAGACGGCCCTATTGCTTACCCAATAGGTACAGCTATAGGTGATGCAGCTAGCTATTTAAACCCTTTTAGTTATATGGATACTTATAATCCTAAAGTTGATCCTATTACAGGAAAAGTAGTGGGTGGTGTTGGTGATAGATTTGCTGACACAAAAGCAGAAATTGCAAGAAGAGAAAAAGAAAAAAGAGATATTCTTGCTAGAATGGATGCAGATGAAAAAATAAAAAAAAGAAAGGTTGAGGTAGATGAACCTATAGTAGAAGATGAATACATTGTAAGTAGTAGGCAGCCGGTAACAGAGTACGTTCCTGGATTGTTAACTAATAGTGTGTTTGATCAAGATGTAGCTGCAACAACTGAAGATCCAGATTTTGTGGGCGCAAGCATGGACGTTACAGATAAAGTTACAGATAAAGTTAAAGATACTGTTAAAGTTGATGATGATGGTGTTACAGACAAAGTTACAGACACAGTAGACAGTAAATTAGATATTGCTGATTTGGATATACCTGACATATTAAGCAAGGAGCAACAAGACTTGTTTGCGGGTAGAAAAGGCGATAGACCTACAGTATTATCATCGGAAGACGCTTTAAAACAAGTATTAGAAACTAACAAAGCAGCAGGATTGTTAGCTAATCCTTTTGATCAAGATAGAAAAGACCTAGAAAAAGAAAGAGACCTACTTGAAAAAGCTAAATCCGATGCAGGTAGTATGGCGTTCATAAAAGCAGGGTTATTGTGGATGCAAAAAGGTAACCTTGGAGATGCTGCACCAGCAGTTACAGAATACGCACAAGCACTTAAAGGCTTAAGAGGAGAAGATAGAGAACTTAAGAAAATGGACCTAGCGTTAAGAGGTGCTGATATAGCGTATAGACAAGGTAACGTTAAAGCTGCTAGTGATTTAGTAGCCGCAGCAGAAAAAAGACTAGATACATTTGATACAAACACTTTCACTAATATGCAACAAGCTATGACTCAAGGATTAGCTAACAGAATTAAAATCATGGACGCTAATATTAGAAAAGATACTTCAATAGCAACAGCTCAATTAAGTTCTGATACAAGCAAATATGTAGCTGATAAAAGTGCAAGTAAACTTGATGCAACGGGACAAAAATTAGCTGCGGCTAGAAAAGATCCTGCTTTTTATAAAAAAGGTCCTAAAGGAGAACCTGTATTTGATTATGCAAAATTTGCTTCTGCTAGTGCAACTACTATGTATCCAGGCAAAAACGAAGCGGACATAAAAATAGCAAGAATAGAAGGGTATCAAACAATACTAAAAGACATTGCTACTAAGGAAGGTCCTGAAGCTGCTCAAGCATTTATGGAAGCAATACCATTTAACGCTTATATAGCAGCAACAGAAAAACAACAACAAAAAACAGCTGATAGTATTATAGGTCAGTAAGGACATAACATCTTGGATAATAAATATCAAGAATGGTTAAACGCTAATCCTAACTTACAAGGTACGGAAGATTATAATATTGTTCAAGATGCAGCAATAAAATTTAATGTAGACAATCCTGAAGAAGTTACTGAAGAAGTTACTGAAGAAGTTACTACAGCTCCAAATAAATATCAGCAATGGTTAGATAATAATCCTGAATTACAAGACACGGAAGACTACAATATTGTTAAAGAAAGAGCAAACAATAAATATCAAAAATGGTTGGACGCTAATCCTGATAAAAAAGATACTGAAGATTATAGTATTGTTGAAAAAGCAGCTCAGGAATACACTACTCCTCCTCCTATTCAAAAACCTGAAACCGAAGATAGCCCTGGATATTTAGAAGGTCTTAAAGGCGGAACTGAAAGATTTATCTCAAGTTCTAGAACAGCTTTGGGCGCGTTGCCTTTTGTTGATGCAGAAGAAGCGGCTATAGAAGGTATTGAACGTGCTGAAAATATAACCATACAACCTGGAATGAGCTTAGAAAAAGTTAAAAAAGCTTACAATAATGATGGATTAATAGGTGCAGGAAAAGAATTTTTCTCACAAATCCCTAATGCTTTAGGTGAGCAAACCCCGCTCCTTGCATCCATATATACAGGTGCTAAAGCAGGCACTGCTGTAGCTGGTCCATATGGTGGTCTTGCTGGAAGTTTGTTAGGCGCATTTTTAATGATGACAGGTAGTAATATTGAAAGAAGAGCTCAAGAGCAAATAGCTAGGGGTGAAGACGTAGATATTAATAAAGCAGGAGCTGTAGCAACAGGTCTAGCGCAGTCAGCAGTAGAAAGAGCAGCGTTAGGGTTTTCAGGATTAAGTAAGTTATTAGGTATTAATTTAGCTAAAAATGTTACTAAAGAAGCGGCTAAAGAAGCTACAGAAAAAACAGCTAGAGAATCTTTAAAAAAAGCTATAGCTGTAGGTACAGGTAAGTTTGTGTTAGCTGAAGGATCTACTGAAATAGTTCAACAAGCTTTAGAAAGGTATTATGCAGGTCTACCTTTAACAAATGATGATGCTAAATTAGAATATGCAGAGGCAGCTTACGGGGCTACTTTATTATTTCCACTAGGCATTGGATCTAGAGTAAGTTCAAGAAGTAGAGCAAGAGATGAAATTAAAGCCGAGGAAGAACAGATAAAAGAAGACTCTAACGTTGCTCTTGCAACGCTATTACCAAATCGAGCTATGTTTGATGCGGCTAAAAAAGACGCAGAGGTGGGGGATGCATCAACAGCTTTAGAAGTAGCAGTTGAAGCAGAAAACTCTTTAGATAACAGCGCACCAGAAAAAAGCAGACTTAGAAAAATAATAGCTAAAGCTCAAAATGAGCTTGATGAATCTGTCACTAAGCAAAGTGTTGAAAATCAAAAGAAAGCGGTTGATGATTTATTAAAAGACACTCAAAATATACTAAAAGATTTTTACAAAGAAAATAAAAATGTAAAATCTAAAGTAACGCCAGGTGTTCTTGATAAAGATACGTTAACTTCGTTTGGTCTAAGCCCCAACTCAAAAGCATTTAAACGCCTAACACATTTAAACTTAAATAAGCCAAACAATACTAAATTATTTTTAGATACTTTAGATGCTCATAAGGGTAAAATAAACGAACAAGCTATTAATGATTTTACAGCTGCTATAGAGGAGAATAATCCTAATGTCACATATAGATTTAACAAAAAATCTGAGTCTAGTACAGATACAGGAAGGACTACAGTACTTGGCTCACGGGGAACCGGCCAAACAACCGATGCCGAGAGAACTACAGCTCCTGACGGAGAAGGAGTGGGCGGCAATATACCAACTACTTCTAGACCTGGAAGAAGAAAAACAACTGTCAACGATACACTAACTGAAGATGTAAGAAAACAAGCAATAGACTTTATACAACAAGATCCTACAAAATCATACACTCCTACAACCCTAAAAAAAGCTTTAAGCGGTGCAGGTATAACACTTAACCCTGCTCAAACCACTACATTAATTAATCAGTTAAAAGTTTTACCTGGAGTATCTGTATCTACAGAAGTAAAAAATAACAAGCCTGTACAAAAAATCCAAGCAACTCCTAAAAAAATAGAAGCTCCAGTTAACCCACTACAAGGTGCAATAAACGAGATAAAACAAGAATCTCAACAAACACCAGTAGTAGAAGAACAAGTGAAAAAACCAAAAGCACGTACTATTGATACTGGCGCTCCAGTAATTCAAACATTTGATCAAACTGTTGAGTATGTAAATAGGAGACCAAAAGGCGTAACGTTTACACAAATAGAAAAAGAAACAGGTACATCCGCCGCAGTACTAGACAACTTAGCATCAGAAGGTTTAATTGAAGTTTCAACAAATGAAAATAATGAACGAATAGCTAAACCTACAGAACTGTCTAAAGACATTAAAAAACTAAGAAATGTTGTTAGTAGGTTAAGCACAAGACGAAGCGAAAATGAAGATTTTATATTAGAAGCTCAAGATGATTTAAATACCCCACTGCAAATTAAAGAGCTTATAAAAGAGGGAAATCAAAGAATAAAAGATCAAAAATTAAGTAAGCCTAAAGCTGAGTTAACAGAACAACAAGAATTAAAAGCTCAACAAAAACAACAAGAAGAATTGCTATTAGAATTAGGATATGATAAAGCTGATGCAAAAGCTTTATCAACAAATAAACGTTATGAAGATGTTGATTTTAATCCTGAAACAGATGATTTTCACACAGCAGGTAATCCTAATTATGTACAACGACCTGATCAAATAAACAAATTTAAAGATGTTAAAAACTTAAAAAGAGCTTTACAAAAACTTAAATCTGAATATGGTAATGTATTGGGTGAAGTAGAAACTGTATTGCTTGACACAATGTTGAAAGTGCCAAACCTACAAACAACAGGTTTTTCAATTCAAACTCAAATAAGAGCTAAAGATGGTGGAGCCTATGGAGCGTTTTCACCTAGCACTAATAATGTACGTGTACACCCCAATGCAAATATAGGTACTATAATTCATGAAGCTCTTCACGCTGTTCAAGCTAAGAAAATGAATGATGCATTTACTAGAAGTGGTAAACCTAAAAACGAAATCGGTGAATATATAAACAAAATATACGAAAGAGCACAAGCTGCTGCTGGTGGTAGGTTTGATAGAGAACTAGATAACGTGTTTGAATTTGTTAACTACGCTCTTACAGATGTGCAATTCCAAAGATTTTTAAGCGAGACAGCACCTCTAAACCCTAAAAATAATTTAAATTCTTTATGGTCTGATCTTGTTAATGCAATAAAAAGATTGTTTAACTTTTCTACTAACATACCTAATTCATTACTTAATGATTACTTGGTAGTAGCTCAAGATTTAATAGATGGACCTATAGATAGAATTGTAGGTTCAGATCCTTTATATAATAAACCACGTAAAAACGAAACAAAAGAAGAGTTTAGAGAAAGAGTATATGATGTAAAAACTGATAACAAAAGTATTTTTAATCGCATTGCTAAAGGAATATTTAAAAGACCAACATCTGATGATTTTCCTAAAACTTCAGTATCTGGAAAGTTTATTAGATTTAGAACAAAAGTTGCTAATTCTAGTGCGGCTATACAAGAAGAAGCTCAAACAAGAAGTCTTAATTCAGTATTTAACAATGCCATACCTTTCCGAGCTAGAACTGACATTATTATGGACGCAGTGTTACAGGCTATGGGAATAGCATCTAATTCAATGTCAAGAGGGTATGTAATAATACAAGAAAACGGAATGCCTAAAATAATAGACGATTCTACAACTATTAGTGGTGTGTTTAATTTAGTTGGAAAGTTAGCTAAGAAAGTAGGAAATGTTGATACTGCTAATATGATGGTGCAAGAGTATTTAATTGGTAGAAGGCTGCAGGGTGAACAACAACTAAACGAAGATCGTGATAGAAGAATAAGCGAATTAGAAAACAAAAGATCTAACACTAAAAACAAAAGTGAAAAAAAGAATATAACTGAAAAAATTAACCGTGTAAGAAAACAAAAAACAGAAATGTCTGACGATAACAAGCGTACTTTAGCTGATAAAGATTATCTTGTGTCTGAACAACAATACCCTGAACTACAACAAATATCAATGATGTTAAATACAATACAACAACGCAATATTGATTTGTTAGAAAATACAGGTGTGTATAGTAAAGAAAAAGCAGATGTGTTTAGAAGTCGTGATTGGTATGTGCCTTTAAACAAAACTCTTGAAGATTTAAACTTAGATCAAAATGGAATAAAAGAATTTTTTAGAGGATATACTGATATAGGTCAAGAGTATAAATATAAAGGAGGCAGTGATAAAAAAACTGAAAATGTATTAGATAACTTTGTAATAAAACATTACTGGTCTGTAAATGCAGCTTTAAGAAATCATGGTGATCAAGAAGCAGCTAATTTTGTAGGTATAAGAAACAAAGAAAAGATTAAAGCTTTAGAAGAACAAGCAAAAACAAAAGAAGGTTTAACTGTAAAACAAAAGAAACAACTTGATCGTATAAAAGATGAAAACCCTGATGATATTGTAACTTATACTTCTACAGCATCTATACCTGATGATAGACAAGGTTTTGTTGCTGAATTAATAGTTAATGGAGAAAAAGTGTATGTTGATTATGCGGATATAAACTACGCAGAGGCCTTAAAAGGTGCTTCTGCTCCATTGCTAGACACTAGTTGGATGTCTAGTTTTGCTACATTATTAAGACAAACTATTACAGCTAACCCTGTATTTCAAGCATATCAAGTATTTAACGACGCAATGGGTTCTGCTCTTTACTCAGGAACTAAAAACCCTGGACAGTTAGCAATGAGAGTTTTGCAAAGTTACATTAAAATTAGACAAGACCCTAACTCTCCTATACTAAAACAAATGGAAGCTTTAGGAGTTGTTGGCGGGTATGGTCTAACTGGAAAAGAAGTTATAGGAAAAACTAGACGAAAATATGGATTATTGCCTGAAAGTAAAATGAGAAGCTTATTTGCTTACTTTGAAGATTTAGCTACTCATTCTGATATGGCTCAACGTGCAGCTAATTTTGAACAAGCATTGTTAGATACAGGCGGAGTCGTGCAGCCTGACGGTACTATAAAAGGTGGAAATGAAATACTAGCTGTTAATAAAGCTATAAATATTATTAACTGGAATAAAAAAGGTAGCAGTCAAAATTTAAGGTTGTTTACACACACTATACCTTTTTTAAATGCGTACATACAAGGTATGGACATAATTATAAATGTAATGAGAGGTAAATTTGTTTCAGACCAAGAAAAAAAACTTGCAATAAAATTGTTTGCAGTAACATCAGCAAAACTTATGTTTCTTAATCTTATATACTCAGCTGCGGTAGGGGGTAATGATGAGTATGAAGCCTTACCTGATCAAGAAAAAATTAGAAAATATATTATTCCAGGCACGGGAGTAGGTATTCCAGTTCGTGGTGAGTTAGCTTTTTTATTTAAAATGTTGCCTGAAGGTATATACAATATTGTTACCAAAGAAGGAACTAATAGTGAATTAGATGCAAGAAGAGTAAGGCAAGCTATAACAGATACTTTTTTTGGAGGATTTTTAGCGCCAACTTTATTTCCACAAGCTGTAAAAGCGCCTATAGAAGTGATGACAAATTATAGCTTTTTTACAGGTGATCCTATTGTAAGTGCCTATCAACAAAAGAAAGAAACTAATTTACAAGTTAATCAAGGAACTTCTTATATAGCTAAAGGTTTAGGAGAAGTAGGTATATCACCATTAAAAACTGACCATTTTATTAGAGCTACTACGGGAACTGTTGGAATGGCTGCTACACAATTAATAGATGGAATAATAAATCAATTTGTAGATAACCCAACAGCAACTACACCTATAGATAAAAGAGCTCCTGTTAGTGCTATATTGTATAGTCGAAATGGGCGAGGGGCTTTAAATATGTTTTACGATTTAAAAGACATGTCTGACAGAGTAACTAACTCTTTAAACGCAATGTCAGGCGAAGAAAAAGCGGAGTATCGTAAAAATAACAAAAAAATAATAAGTTCTCGTACAAAAATATTAGCTTTAAATGAAAAAATTAGACTACAAAGAGATAGAAGAAAAAAAATTATTAACAACGAAAAACTTAATCCTAGAGCTAAAGCTGAAAAATTAAGAGTAATTGATGTTAAAATGAATAATATATTAAAAGGAGTAGCTAAGCTTAGAGTAGACGCTGATCTTCCATTGTTTAGCACACGATAAACTTATAATCGCCAGACTCTAATGCCTTGTATGCCATCTTCTATAACTATCTTATGTACATACTCAAACTCAAGTCTTTTACTTTCTTTCTCTATGGCTGCTAAAGCTGCTTTAGTATCTACTGCAGGTAAGAATATAGATGTTCCTGGTGTAAAAGAAGGCCAGTCTATTTGATAGTCTGTTCCGTTAGTTAACATTTTTTGGTATATCCAAGTCTAAATTATCTGTTTTAATTTCATCAAATGATGAATTGTCAACCCATATACATCTAACTGAAGGTCCACTAATCTCTAGACCCTTATGTAACACTTTAAGTTTCGATGATTCTTTAAGCACTCTATTTGATTTTAGACCTTTAATAAAGTCACTATAGTCAATCTTTTTACTGTTTACATACTCTCTCATTATAGATGCAGGTATATAGATAGTGTTAGTGTCAGGCTCTACACGTACTTTTAAATCATGATTAGGTCTTAACATCGGTGCCTCTGCTAAACCTCCTCTTGAATCAACCTTGCTGTTTATAACCAAGGTGCTGTTTTTAGCTGTGTTAATAAAGTCACCTAGCGTTTGCACAGCATCAAAGTCTGCTTCTTGTAGTGATGCTTTAGATATACTTAGTTCTTTAGCTATAGCTTTATATACAGGATCAATATTTATACTGTGTATACCTAGTTTCTTAGCAATGACTGCACCTAAAAATACTGCAGCTAACGTAGCTGAAAACTTTCTATCTTGTCCTTTAATGTTAAGTTCTTTATCTATCTTTTGTTGTGTTATTTTCAATTGTTTTTTCACTTGATCTAAATTTGCTATCAAGTATTGTGCATAGACTTCACCTGCGTGTCCATAGTTGTCAAAGAACTTACTAAAATATTCATCAGCTTCAGACTTAGATATAGTCTCATCTAGCTCTATAGGTAACTGAATAAACCTAGCCATCTCACCACTAGCTTTTGCTCTATCAGAAAACATAACTTGTCTAAAATCTGTGTTACTAGACACTACACATATCAAGTTAAACACGGTATCGTTTGCTCTTTCTTTGTTAACTCCGTTACCTAACCTATTACGTCCTCGTCCTGTTGATATAAACTTTAGAAACTTATGTAGTTCTCGAGGTGATATATCTGTCATCTCATCTACTGCAGCAGGTAAGTTGTTCATGTAACCCATACGATGAATAATAGAGTTTTCTGTATCGCCCCACACCTGCACAAGTTTAGAATTAAGATCAGGATTGCCATACACGCTAGTCATAGCTTGTAGTATAGAAGTTTTACCTTGTCCTGTTTCAGGGTTATATAAATTTATTATGGCTGATTTTTCTCTATGCTCAAAGAAAGGCATAAGCAAAGAACCAAAAGCACAAAAGAAACCAAACGCACGTAGTTCCATACCTGGTCTTTCGTAGATAGCTATACCTTTTTTCCATTCATCATAACTTCCTTTCTTTTGCAGTGTAGGATTTATCTCGTTAAGTTCATCAGCTACAGGTACATACTTAACACCAAACGCACTTATCTCTCTATTGCCTATAAGTATTTTGTTTTTAGTCTCTATAGGCCCTGGATTCCAACCATACTGTTTATACATTAGTGACGCTTCGTTTGTACGTTGTTGGGTTTGAACCGAGTTAACTATGTAATCAATCATTAACTCCATCTGCTTACCATGCACTATAACTCCATAATCAACTAAAATTTGTCTTGCTCTGTCTCTAGTAAGCAGGTCAGAAGTTCTAGCTATAAACTCTCTAACTCCATCTTTAGGTAAATGTAGTTTAAACCATGAGCACTCGCCTAGTGTAGGGTCGTGTAGTCTTTCTACTAAATAAAAATCATAGTCATAAATCTTAACACCGTCATCGTCATCGTCAGGCATAGTTCTATATATGCCTCCGTTTTTACCTCTGAAGTATGGGTATGGGTAGTCAGGTATTTTAAAAGTAACTTTTTGATCAAGTGCTTCGCTGTGTGCTTCTATTACATTATCAGCACCCCTTGCTTTTGCAACAACTCTACCAAGCTGAATAGGTGTTGTTATCTTGCCTTTGTGTGGACAGTTTTTACAACCTTCAGGTCTTTGCATTTCAAACTGTTTACATGAGTGTGGGCCTGGTATGCCATCAGCTTTCTTCTCTGTTAGTTCATAATCATAGTCACTATGACCTCTAGATATTTTGTGTATAGCTATATCTCTGTCTTCGCAGTGTACGGCAATGGATAACCCTGCTCTCCATAGTGGTTCTTCTATTTCATTTTGTTTTATAGCTATGTGTTCAAGTTGATTGCAGCCATCGTTTAATTTACAGCGTTCCATTATCTTTCTAAACCTAGAAGAATGGTTACCCAGTATTGCTTTAGTAGCTTCGTCCATGGGTCTCTTTGGTTTGTTAGCATGAGTTATTATTTCAGCAGGAATAACTGCTGCTAGATCATCAAATAGAAAAGGACTACAGGACTGTAGTACGGTCACACTTTTTGGGTTTTTTATATCCTTAAAGTTTTTGGTTCCAGGCACTCTAAGTATTCTTGAGATGTCTGAAGTGCATACAGAGTCTGATTTAAAACCATGTTTAACACACAGAAACTTAAGTCCCTGTGCTATAGGTTTCCATACAGCAGGGGCGACAGGATCGACAAAAGGCCAGTAACAATGCAACCCATTACCTGAATCTACTACCATTGGTGCAGGGAGTTTAGTTGCGTCTGTAAACTTTCTCAACGCAACCATAGCATCTTCTTTAGTTTTGTAGTCTTTATACCTACGTTTTTTAGCATCAAAACCACAATCAATGTCAAGCCAAAATATCTTTTGCTCTCTTGCATTTTTAGCTTTTCTGTCTGTGTTCTCTATCCAAGTCGAACATGTATAGTACACATCTAACTTGTTCTTTAGTAAAACATTAACTTTAGCTATTGCATCATCAACAGTGTTTAAAAATATAGGTGTTACATTGTCTTGTTGATCTTTGCTTACTACGCAGTAGTACCCTTGATCAGACCATACAAGGTCTAAAAACTCTTTCGTTTGCATTTTAAACCTTTATATTTTTAGATAGCTCTCTTATTAATTTTTCGACTTCATCTTTTTTAAGTCTAGTTGGGTTTGCTTTACCTGAAAACCAATCATATACTGTTTGTCTTGATATGTTAAGACTTTCTGAAACCTTTTGCACTGGATGTTTTAGCTTGATGCATACAGCACCTAGTTCAACACCCAGTGTTTTTTCAGCAGCTTGATTAGCTTCTATTACAATTTGTGAATATCCTCTCATGATCCCTCCTATGTCCAATCGTCTACAAGATCATCAAGACTTACATCGCCTGTAGCAGGTTTAGGGTCAGGTGCTTTTGCTTTAGGTTCTGCCTTTGGTTCTGCTCTTTTTGTTGGTTCAGGTATGTTGTCTTCTTCTGCAGGTTTAGTTTCAGTAAAAGCATCTACAGGTCTAGGCTTTGGTGCAGGTGCAGGTGCAGGTGTTTCACCACTCTCATCTTTGTTTATATTTACTGTCAAAGTTATGGCTCTTTTTGCATCATCACTTTTACTTTTTTCAGAGCATAAATCATACTCTTCGTCATTAAGTATTCTAATAGGTTTGAACCCTACTTTAGTACTTGATGAGTCCATATCAAAAGACATTCTTGATACAACAGACATAAGGTTTTGATTGTTAGCTCTTACATAATCAGTGTATTCATGTAGAGGTCTTCGTTCAGCAGTGCCGTTACCAAATATAGATTGTGATGGTAGAGTAACTTGAAACACATCACCATTCAAATCATCTGCTCTGACTACTGCAATTCTTCTGCTAAATCTACATGCTTTAGTTCCGTTTGGTCCTGAACCTTTTATGTTTTGTGGGCACTCAGCGCACGTAGAACTTTGTGGTCCATCAACTTCTGCATCAGGTTTAATGCTGTCTGATGTCCAACAGGCAGGGGGTGATAACTTCATACCTGGTTTGTATTCACCTGCAAAATACATTCTATGTACTGATGGTGAAGCGTTAACTATAACAACATCTATATGGCGCTCGTCACTTTTGTCGATCTCTTTACCATTCACCATTAGTCTAAACACATTGTTACGTATAGATATACGTTTTGATGTAATAGAACTTCCTGTTATGTTACTAGTAAAGCCATCGTCCCTGCCAGTTGTAGTGGCAACAGCTCCACCTTGTGAAAAAATATCTACTTCTGTGTTCATGATTTCTCCTCTTTTTTACGGTTTTTAAGTATTGATACAGTATATTCGCTTGTTGATTGTAACCCTGGAGGTGTTAACTCAGGATTGTCTGCTATAAACTGCTTTATGTTTGATTGTTGAATACGTTTTTCTACTAACTCTAACGCATCATTTTCTTTCATAAACTTATACATTTCAGGCCAGTCACTTGTCCAATATCTAGTCTTTAATTTTCTAGTTAGTGTCCCTGCTTTTGTCTTAATGCTAGTGACATTAAGAGTTCTGCAGGCTTCATTCAAAGCTTCTTGTACCTGAGCACGTTTAGTTTTTATATCGCTTATCTGAGATTCAAGTGTTGCTATTGATTCTCGCATATTAATATCAGCTTGCATAAGCTTTTCAAGCTGATTATCATCTAGTTCCATACATTGCTCCTCTCATTAGTTGGATTCTTATTATATAATCAACTTTTGACAGTGTCAAGACTTTTATTGATTAATTCCTAATTCTTCTTTATACAAATCTACTAGCTTAACATGGTCATCTATTTTACCTTGTAACATCTTGTATATCTTTGATTCCACAGGACTACCTTGAAGATGGACTACAGTCATAGGGTTTCTCTGCCCTGCTCTATCCATACGTGCACAACATTGTATGTATGTTTCTACAGATACCACGGGTGACCAAAACACAACAACGTTAGCTGCGTGAAGTGTTACTCCATGTGAAGCTGATTGAGGTTGTATAACTAATACTTGTGGATCTTTTGATTCTTGAAATGATTTAAATATTTGAGATCGTTTGTTCATTGTAATACCACCATGTATACAATCGCAGGATATTTTTGACTTTGTTAACTCTGTTAATATTAATTCAATACTATTTCTAAAAGGAGCAAAAACTATAACTTTGTGACTTGCTTCTGTAATAATATCTTTTAGAGCAGTAACTCTGTTTTTAACATCAAACTCTATAACTTCTTTTTTGTCGGTGTATATTGATCCTGCACTAACTTGTAGTAGTTTAGTTAACATTGCTGCTGCGTTTACTACAGTTATTTCTTCTCCTGCAGCTTCTATAAACATTTCTTTTTTAAGTTTTTTGTAATACTTATCTTGTTGAGGTGTCAATGGCACATCTCTTGTTTGATATGTAACATCAGGCAAGTCTAGACATTCTTCTTTAGTATATCTAACAGCAGGTTGTAATGTTTTAAAAACTATATCTTGTGCATTCTTTCTAGGTATCCAGGTAAATTGACTTACTTTTTGCATTACCATGTCTTTAAATGTACCAAAATATTTTGGTACTGATTTAGGGTTGACAAGTTTAGCTAAACCATACGCATCGGATGGTGCCTGTGCTGCAGGTGTTCCTGTCAATAACCATATCCATGTGTCGTTTTTTACAATACGATTTAAAGCTTTCCATCTTCTAGTTGTTACTGTTTTAATGTAGTTAGCTTCGTCTACTACAATTAAATCAAAACCACCTTCAGCTATTTCTTTTTCAACAATTTCAATTCCATCGTAATTAATAATTACCACATCTGTGTTTTCAGCTAAAATCTTTTTTCTTTTTTCTGCTGTTCCATGAGCCAAAGCTACAGTTCTGTGCATAGCAGTTTTAAAAAAGTCTGCCTGCCAAGCTGCCTGCATAATAGAAAGAGGACAAACAACAAGCATTCTATTTACTTTCTTTTTGTTCATTAAATAATCAGCTGCCCATATAACTGCCCCTGTTTTACCTGTGCCCGCTTCGCTTAAACAATATGCTCTTTTGTACGCAGATAAAAATTCTGCTGTTGTTCTCTGATGATCAAACGGTTTAAATATACCAGGCCAATCATACTCTTTAGATATAGGAGATATTATGTTTTTTAATCTCAATGCTGATAGTTTTAATACTTCATCTAACCCCCATTTGACTACTACTTTTGAAACTCCATTATCAAATGTTTTTAACAATGTACTTTTATCTATAGAGTTTAAAATATCATCAGGTTTTTTTGTGTTCACAATTAATGCTTTGTCTTTAAATACTTCCATTATCTTCCTTGACCTCTGTACTTTTTAAAGCATCTTCTTTTATGTTTATTCATAGTAGAAGTCTTACATACCCTTCCACCCTGACTCGTTCGTTTATGTACAGGTTCTCTTACTTGTTCGCTCTGTTTTATTTTAGCCATTGCAGTTCCTTTTATATTTACATCTAGCATGAGAATCATGGTATCTCCAACTACCGTTACTCATATCTATATTTTTAATTTTCTCTCGTTTAGGCGCATATTCTTTTAAAATACATCTAAACCCATTATACTTTTGCTTTTGATACATAAAGTAGTGGATCTGAGCAATCTCACAACTTTTAAATGAACCTACGTACTTCTCATCAAGACTTGTGTTATATACTAATAATACAAATGCAAATTCAATCATTAAAAAAATACCTCCAATAAATTATTTCTTCTGACTATATGTCCCTGCAAAGTAATTCTGTATTCTCCTGGTACAAATTTTTTTAAACCTGCTATACGATGAATAGTTAAACCATCATGCAATACCAAGTCTCTTTCACGATATGGAAAATATTGTTGTTGATGAAATTCATCTATGTAGTCCATACCCCCTCCTGATACAGGTAGCTTTATAGCAACAGTAAAAGCTGATGCGTCTGTGTCACCTATATTTAAAGTGTGGTGTGGGTAGTCTTGATGCCAACTGCCTGCAATAGATGTAAACTTAGGATGTGAGGGGAATATATGAAATCCTGGTATGGCTAAATCATGTGCTAAATACACAGATTCTTTTAACTCTTTTTTTAACGTGTCTAAAACTTTTTCATACACTTCATCAAATTCGCCTAACAATATATCATTTTGCCATGCAGAATCTTTGTAATATGAATCAAGTTTTCCGTCAAGATAAGCACATCTACCTAGAGTGTAAAAAGGATAATCTTTAGACCTGCTAATCCATAATTCTCTCAAAGCAAGAACTTTGTCTGTAATGTCATTAACATCTATGTCTAAAGTTGCTGTATTTATATCCACACAAACCTTACTTAATTTTTAATCGTTATATATGATAACACAACAATGTAAATTATGCAGACTTTTTCTTTGGTTTTTTAGTGGCTGTTTTCTTTTTCTTTTTCTTGAGGAATATACCAGGAGTGTTCTTGCGAACAGAGCGATCAGAGTTTCGATCAAATGAACTGTTGTCAGCAAACGATACTATCTTAGTATTTTTACGAGTATTTTTACCACCTTTGCTTAATGGTTTAATGTGCTCTACTGAAGTACCATCTCCAACTTTTGCACGGCCTTCTTTGATTGCTTGGCGACGTGCTTTGTTGCGCGCTGAACGAAGTTTTATTTGTTCAGGTTTAGATTTATAAATTTTATTTTCTCTTTTATAATCTCTTTTCTTTTTAGTAGTTTTCTTTTTATTTTTTTCTGTACTCATTTTTATTTTCCATTGTGTGCACAACTAGCTACAGGACACCAACGACATCCAAAGTTTGGTGTTGCATTAAACACGTTTGTTTGATACGCAGTTTCAATCCTATGTGTTATTTTACCCCATTCTTCAAACATTTCTTCAACTTTTTCACTGTTGTAGTCTTCTTTTATTAGTTCTTTGCTTACTAAAAACATTAACGCTGACTTGATACTTTCTACTTCAGGGAAGTGTTTAAATACACCTACACTCATTAACGACAGTTGTCTTGTGTCTGCATATTGACTAGACTTGCCTGTTTTATAGTCAATGACTGTAGCTAAATTTTTATCTTTGTCTATAACCAATAAGTCTAATACACCTCTCCACCACACGTTGTCATCAAAAAAACCACATGGCTCTAGGTCTTTAGTTAAACCAATTTTATGTTCACAATACTTGTCTCCAGGAATCCGTTTAACTTTATCTAATATAGACTTAAATATATTAAACTTCTCAGGAAGTTCTACACCATCACGAACATATAATTCCGCTGCTTTGTGAACTTCGTTACCATACAAAAAATGTTTTTGATTTGGATCTGTTTTTACATCTTTTAAAACATACAAGTGTTGATATTGCTTAGGGCATTTCTCAAACGTAGTTGCAGCTGAATAAGACCATGTTTTTAAATTAGACATTATTTTGCATCCATGTAATTGTCCCCGACTCCAATCTCGCAAGCCAAAGGTAAATTTGAGCACCATACAGGAGCAGTTGTCATACACTGCTCTACATACGATACACACTCTTTTGTTTCTTCTTCCTTACAAATCATGACTAGTTCATCATGAACTGTTAAAACTACTTTATATTTTTTTGAAACTGATAGAAGTTGATCCCCAATAATATCACGTGCTAACGATTGTATACACCTTTGAAAAACTTTAGCAGGGTGTATATATTCTTGAATTATATTCCTACCTAGTTTTTTATCATATACCCACGACTCTCTACCATCATCTGTAGATATTTTTCTTAAGTTAGGTAGACCTAAAATCATACCATTAGGTTTCAGCATACCTTCTTTTGGTACGCTTTGTATTATATTGTTAGCTCCCATTGAGTATTTCTGTCCTGACTTTACTGCCATGAGCATATCACCTGCTTCACCCCACGCTCTTACTAAATCAGGGTTTGCATTTCTATATGCATACACTATGTTTTTAACTTCGTTTATATCTTTTTCTACCCCGCCCTGTGTTAATATGCTGTGCATTTTAACTGCGCCAACACCATAGATACCTGATAAATTAACAACCTTAAATATAAACCGTAAGTCTTTGTCAACTTCGTCATACTCTACACCTGTTATATCTGATGCTGATTGTTTATATAAATCAATACCTTCTCTGATTAAGTTAACTTTGTCCGTAGACTGTGCAAACCAATACGCTAGTCTAAGCTCGATATTACTTAAATCAGCAGCGACTAATTTATATCCTTTTGGAGCACACATAGCTCGTCTGAGCTCAGATGTTCTGGGAAGATTTTGTAGATTAATCCCATCTACTCCACTCCATCTATGTGATACAACTGCCCCAGAATATTTTAGTGGAACTGCTAGCAAACCTCTGTTAGCTATATGTATAAAGTTCTCTGTGCGTGTTTCTTCTATTGTAGATTTGTTTCCTATCCTTGCAGATGCTAATGCTTGAATGTAGGGATCGTCATGAGTTAGTAATGCTTTAAACCCTTCATCAGTTTTAGCAAAGGCGTATGTTTCTTTACCTGTTGCAGGACTTGTCTTCATAGGAATTTTAATTTTTAGGCTTTCTAATATTTCAGCAAATTTAGGGTTGCTCATTAGTGAATCTTTATCTACCGCTACTTTTTCTAGTAGCTCTTCTTTTGTTGATTTTACTTTAGCTAAATGTCTTACCAGTAATCCTTTGTTTAGTTGAAGCGCAGGTTCAGTAAACATACGTATAGTTAAATCTATTAGTTTTAATTCTGATTTATTATATTTAGGGAGTAGTTGATAAAATAAAGCGTGAGTTAAATCTACATCATTTTTACAATACAACCCGTAGTTATGTAATTCATTCACAGTAAATTGATTTCTGTGTTTACCTAAAGCGTCTTGTACTTCTGTGCCTTTTACCCCTAGCCCATAAAGCCCTGACAAATTATTTAAAGATACGGATTCTGTTAGTCCATGCAATAGAGTTCCCATACCCATAGTATCAAGCAATCCTTTAGGTTTGATGTCAAAAATCCAACTAAGTATTGCGCCATCAAATCGCATGTTGTGACCTAATGCGAAACTGTTTTCAAAATCGTGTGATTGTAGAAATGATTTTATTTCTTCGTGACTGCCTGAGAACCAAACAGTATCTTGATTGTTTTCTTTTACTGCTACACCTATGACCTCAAACTGTGGATCACGTATGTATGCTTCTGTAGTATATTTTTTTAAACCATACTCTTTAGAGTAGTATGTTTCAAAATCAATTGTAATTAAATTCAAATTTTACCTTTCATAATAAACATGGTTCAGCATTTTTATATGCCAACTCATATTCAGTTAGTTTTTTTACTCTCTTCTTTTTCTTCTCTTTTATAACTTTTATACTAAATTCAGGTTTATCTTTTATAAACCATTCAGCGTCCACTTTTGTTTGAAACCTTCTTAAAGGTTCTCCATCTTCATCATTTATAATATACATATTACTTACTCTTTGTAGTGACCGTATTTGACTTTTTTGCCTTTCTTTCAGTAGCACAAAATCCTTTAATATTAAACACTCCCATATCGGATTCAATAGAGCAATACCATTTGCCTTCGTAATTAATCTTTGCGTCTTTACCACATACGCAACACACTGCAGGGCCGACTCTGTTATCTTCTTTAATAATATTCATAGTTTATTTGCATACTTTATGTGTTCATCTCTACACTCAGCTGAACACCATCGCCTTTTATCTTTTACTTTAACTCCACACCAAATACATTTTCCTGTATCGTTGTTGTTAGCGTCTGTAGAGTCAACACTTTTTAGTGTAGCTTCTAGTCTATTTAATACTTCGTCGTTTGCTCTGTCTATGTCGTCGCTCATTTTCTTCTAACTCTATACGTTTATTTGCATACCATATCATTTTTTTAAGGTCTTGGATTAAATTTTCTTTATGTAAACACCTAAGTAAATATTTACCACACTGCCATAGCAGTGGTTCTTTAGGAAAAAACTCTTGTAGTATTTCAATTACTTCCCATTTGTTGTTTGTATAGTGCGATGGGTGGTTAACCAAATCTTTTTTGTCTTTCATGTATGCCTTATTATTTACCCTTGATGTAGAACTCTAACATACTTAAATTAGTTTCGTCAATTAATAAAGCTTTACCTTTGGATTTTGTAATGTCTCTGAGATGTTTTTGTTGAAGTGCTGTGGGTTTGTTTCCATTGGCCTTGCACTCGATACCAATGAATTGACTTTGATAACACGCTATGATGTCAGGAACTCCTGAACTCATGTAGCCATTAGCCACAGGAAAAAAGTGATAAGCACCTATATCTTTTAACTTTTTTACTACTTGTTGCTTAACCCATTTTTCCGTGACTTTTTTGACCATATATTTTACATACTATACAAATTCCCGAAATCAGGAATTTGTACCAGTGATGAAATCTTTTATTCGTTTTAGTATTAAACGACTTGTATTTAGTTTTGTTGTAAATCCTAGATACACATCGTCGATCGCACTTTCTACTATAACATAAAAGACACCATCTTTCATACCTACACCTTTGACATGCTTTCGGTTAGGAGCCAGTTTAAGTATAGAAACTTTTTCTTTCTCCTCCTTAGACATGCGAGCATAAGGGTGGTCGTGTTTTAATACCTTCATATGTTCTCCATAATTGAGTTGACTTTATTAACTACGTCAGCACGTAAATCTGAGTGTTGTCGTAGTTCAGCAGGGTCTACACCCATGAGTGATTTTTCTAGTTTAACTCTTACGTTTTCAAGCTTCGGGTCTTTGGTGACATTCAACTTTGTAAGTAAGTTAGTTAAGTCTAGGGCGTTGTTGACAAGGCTGTCTCTAAATATTTTTTTGTCATCACCTCCCAATCTCTCTACGATATGTTCTACTGTCTTGTGAACTCTTGACCAAGCATCATTCATAGCATGTTCGATTCGATCGTCATATGCTTTTTGATACTCGTTTTTAAGTTCTGTTTCCATATCATTGCCTAGGTTTACACGAAAGTCCCCTGCTTCAGGCACAGGCATAATTGTATACTTCAGACTGAACCTGTTAGCAATTACATCTGTATCAGGATAGTCATTACGGTTAAACAACTCACCTAGTCTGTAAGCCATAGCTGTTATGATTTGTGGATAGTTAGTAAGAAACGTTTTTACACGCTCTTTAAACAAGTCCTCATAGTCAGTCAGCTGACTTTTGTAGTCAAAGAAGTTTGTCATAGGTAACAGTCTCGTGCCTGTATCTGACCACGGCAGTGTCTGTCTTGTATGCCAATCACGTATCTCTGTTGACAGTTTAGTAATGCGTTCCAATTCGCTTGCCCCTGCCAACAAATGTTTGTTGTAGTTGCCTGCTTTTGTCGTAGTGTTTTTATCAATATCAATTTCTTTTGATACACTCTTGTCTAACTTTCTTGCAGTCCATACAGATATGTTTAGGTCTATAAGAACTGAACTTGATGCGATACTAGTCATTATTTTCTCCTTCAAAATTGTAAGTTTGTTGGTATTCAATTGTCTTGCCATCAATCATGCTGTCAATAAGCATAATCCCTGGATTGT